TACCTTGAATAGCACCTTCTTTAGGCCCTCTTTTAGATGATTTTAACCATAATATGCCATAACGATCCGCTTTTTTACCAAAACATTCTTCATAACATTTACCATAAATAGATGTTTGTAAATCATAAGTAGTTTGTAAATGATTAGATGTTTTAAAATCTATAATCCATAATTCACCATTAATTTCACATACCATATCACAAGTACCTGCTACTCTAATTTCATCTGAAAATAAATGTACTTCAGTTTCAATTAATGTTGGGTTATAAGTCTCCCAAAAATCAACAAAACGTAAAAACATTTGCCATACTAAGGGATTATACATTGGAATTCCATTTTGTAAAAAATTTAATTCTTTACCATTAAGATAATCCTCACACATTTCGTGTACTTGAGTTCCTTCTTCACTTGCTTTTTTAACAATCCAATCTGCAGAGTATCCTACCTTTTTTAACCAATCTTGAAAGTGTTTTCCTTTTGGATAACAACTTAAAACATAAGTTATTGATGGGTAATACTCACCATTCCTTTGATAATACCTAGAGTCAGGTAAAGTAATTTGTTTAGCATCTTCACTAATTTCTAAAATCCTGTTGTAGGATTTTTTGATTGTTTTCTTGCTCATATAAGTTGTAATTTCTTTTCCATTAAATCATATTGTGTTAATGGAATGGTATTTTGGATTAATTGAGTAAAATCGGTAAATCCCATTTCACTAGGGTCTTTCCCCTGAAGTTCTACCATGTAAACTTCCTTACCTTCATTTATAAATTCTTCTGCATATTTGGTTGCTTTTTTAATTGCATCAGAATCTAGTGCTATATATATTTTTTTAACTGTTGATGTCACTATCTTTTTCATTAAAGAACCCTGTATGTTACTACCTAATAAAGGTATAGCATTTCGTTTAATAGCTATAGCATCAAATGGACCTTCACATAAAATTAAAGGTAAATCCCAATTAATGAATAATTCAAAAGGAATAATATTACGTGATGATTCAGGATTTTTATATTTTCTATATGGATCTTTTTCAAATGATCTACCTGTAAAGTAGTTTAATTTACCATTATTATCATAAGAGGGAATAATAATCATATTACTATAATTCCCATATTCACAATATCCTAAATTATATTTTAACACATCATCTATAGTAATTCCTCTATTTTTTAAATAATTCCATGCTTTTTTACCTGTTAAATCTGTAGAATTATTACTAATAGGTTTAAATTCATTAGGTAGTTTTACTTCTATTTTATTTTCTACTGTTTGGTATTCTTTTTCTTCAGCTACTAATTTATACAATTCAGCAAATTTATCAGATGATGCTTTTAACTGTTTAAATAATGTAGATATTCTTGTACCTTTTTTACCACAAACCCAACAATGCCATGGATTATATCCTTTTTTATTTTCAGAAAAATTAACTTCTAATTTTGGCTTTGAATGGTGGCAGAAAGGGCAACAATAAGCTTGATTGCCTCTTGCAGTTCTTTTTCCAGTACCAAGTACAGAATTTACCAAATTAACTAATAGTTCATTTATCATAACGGTAATATACGAAAAATATTTTGCTAATCAAAGTCTTTCCTAAAAAACTTACCTAAAATGTTGTCATTAATGTGAGAACTATACTTATTTTCTAATATTCCTTTTTCAAATAAGTATTTAGTTTCATAATATGTAAGTAATTTTTTAGTAGGAACATATTGTAGTATGCGTTTTTCCCAATTTTTACCAGAATTATCTTTTTTGGATAATGTAAGTATTTCTTTTTGGGATCCAAAATAATCTTTCCAATCTGATTCAGTAATTACTTTTTGTTTTGCGGGAGTACGTCCTCTAAGACCTTGTTTGGATCTTTCTTCTTGTAGAATTTTTAATGCTTTTTTTCCTAATCTTTTATTTCGTTCAAAATAAAGCACTTTTTTACCAATGTATCTTACGTCTGTTGGTTTATATATTACTTCATATATAAATCCGTAAGTACCTTCTGGCATATCCTTTATTGATGTTATAACCCTTCCCTGGTGTGTCCAGGTTGCGGTTGTGGGCATGTTTACCATGTATCAAAATTAACTACGAATGTTGTATCCACATATAATGAAATAGGTATTGGTTGTGATAACTTACCTACTGCTACTAATTGATAGCTTTCATTATAAAGTCCTATGGTAGTTACATAGGGGCTAAAATATGATCCTGTTGCAAAATCATAATATGTTTCATTTGTATTTTCTGTTCCTAAATTTGTAACATCTGCTAATGTTAGTTCAAAACCAATTATTCCTACTCCACCTGTTGATGATAAATTAATACCATATTTGTCATTTGGGGAATATCCTTTACCTACATTTACTACTGTTATATCTGATACAGTTCCATCAGATGCTATTGTTACATTTACAGAACCCCCACTTCCCTCAAAACCACTACTATTAATTAAAGGAAGTTCATATACCCCAACTGAACCTCCATCATTGAAACTTGATACAACTATTGATCCTGATAATTGGTTAGGTGTTCTATTTAATTCCCCTAAAGGTCTTAATGCTGATGGGTTGGTAGTATATGAATATTCATTGTCTCTTACAACACATTTATATTGATTTTCTCTAATTTGTATTGAAGATGAGAATTGTATTGATGATGAATATACATTGTTATTAAAACCAGTATTACCACTAAGCCCCATTCTTTTTGGAAAGTCTTGCAAAGAACCACTATCTGGTCCTGTAAATACTGCTATACCTTGTGAATAAAATATATCACCTACTTTTTCTTGTAATGTTGGGTCGGATACCCCTAGTCTAGCTTCTCCACTATTATAAGTAACCATTAGATTACCTTCACCATCATCTGTGACTAAACTTCTTGTTTGGTTTTGTGATGATGTATATTCAAATTGAAAGCAAGTGGGTGGAATTTGTTCACCAAATAACTTTGAAGGAATTGAAATGACAGATGGTCCTACAGTGTTAAATTGAGAATTAAATTGTGAAAAATATCTAGATTGAGTTAATGATGTTTGTAAGTAATTTTCATATCTTGGACCTGTTATAATTCCAACTTGTTGATCATAAGCCTCAGAAGCACCAGGAAATAAACTTGATGTTGAAACTTCATCTCCAGTTGATGATGTTAAATAATTACTATAATATAACTGTTTTACACTATTAAATACTAATACACCATCTGTTATACTAGTAAACCCTGTTGAGTAAGAACCTGATTTGTAAGGACCTTGTACTGTTTGATAGTATTCTATCCCAACATCAGATGCTGTTACTTCATAGCCACTATATGCAAATCTTTTATTAGCATTAAATGGAGCTACAACTACTTGATTTGTATTAAATTGTTTAAATACAGCCATTCCATTTTAAAAATCTAATTTAACTCTTACAAGAAGTTCTTTTGTAAAGTCTTTTTCTAATGGTCTTGATAATTTAGCTACAGCTAATAATTCTTGTGCATCATTATATAATCCAACTGTTGTAATATATGTTGTTGGGTTATCAATAAATGAATCAAATACTATAGCACCAGTTGATGATGATATAAATGATGGGTTTGAGGAATAATTATATTCACTATTTCTTGCTCTACAAAAATAAAAATCAGATGATAAATCTTCTTTAGAATTAAGAGTAAATCCTTTAGTATCATTATTTTGATTACCAGCTCTTCTCAAAGCATCAATTACTCTAAATGGATTATTACCTAATGTATCAAATGAACGACTTGTTGCTAATTCTAAACCTCCATCAGCTTTTAAACCATCTAAAGCTTCTCCATTTAATAATAATAAATCTACATCTGGTAATACCCAACCATAAGATCCTGAATTTTCAGTCCACCCACTGGTATTAACTGTTTGATTAACAACTCCTGCTGAACCTGATACTATATTATATACTCTACCAGCATCTGTAAATGTTACTGTTGTTGAAGCTTTACTATCATCTGTTAGAGTTAATTCATTAGCAACTTGTGTACCTGATATATTCATTGTCCAAGTACCAGGTAATATAGATTGTTTATATCTTGCTCTTTCTATAGGTAAAGCATAAAAATATGATGATGATTGATTACCAAATATAAATGAAGCATTTTCATCACCTAATACTAAATTTCTATATTGACCATAATTGGTTCTTGTAGGAGTTGATCCTGTTACTAAGTTATTTAAAAATTCACTTCCACTTCCAACTGAATCACAATAAGCTACATCAAACTGAACTTCAGCACTTACTTCTGTAGAGGCTGTTTGATAAACTGTTATATAATATTGAGATGCATTACTGGATGCTTGAACTGAGCTTGAGTAAAAAGATTTTAAAGTGGGATTATTACCACTCCACATTGCTGCTGTTACAGCATCTGTAGTAAGTACTTTATCATCTGATGTTAAAGTAACATATGCTCCTTTTACTGTTTGTGTTGATGTATCTGCCATAATTTATTATTTATTAAGATGTAAAAGTTGTTCTTGTTACTAATACTGGAATTTGAACTCTTGCTCCACTATCTAATCCAACAACAATTAAAGTAGCATATAATGTAGTACCAGTACCAAATATTACATTATTTCCCGTTGGGGTTAATGTACAAGAAGTACCTATTACTGTTAATGAAGTAGAAGTACCATTTGTTATAGTTTGGTTATTATTTTGAACAGCTAAACTATCTGCTGCTTTAGTAGCAATTCCTGTACCTACAAATCCATTATTTGTTACAATTCTTGCATCTGAAAGAGTAAATGAATATCCTGATGGTTCTGTTTGTGTCCCACTTAAATAATTTAAAGTATTTGGGGAAATGGTAATTGGTGATAATTGTGCTTCTTTAATTGATGGAGGAACACCTGCTATGATAGGCATTACTTGAGTTCCTCTATTTAAAGTTACCAATTTATACTTCATCATTTGATTTTCATCCGGAAATGCTTCTAATAAAGGCATATTTTCAATTGCCTCTCCATAATAAGCTGATCCTGATGGGTGATTTGGATTATATAATGTATAATCCACTTCATCATCTGATAATGCAAATTGTGTAATATTGAAAGATCCGTCACCGGCTGCTAATAATTCTCTTCCTTTTTTGGTCAAAATAGCATCTACGGTTATGACTTGATTATTTAAATATCCCATGTTATAATATTTTTATTTATAAATATACGTTTTTTTTGTTTTTACTCCAAGTTATGATTTATTTTCTGCTTTACCTGGAAATGCATTTTTAGCTCTTAAATCATTAATAATATTTAAAGCATTATCCTTTTGAATTGTAGTTAAATCATCTGGTATTAAAAATCCAGGTCCAGATGGGGTAAATGCCCCCTCTGAGCCAGAAGGTGGACTTATATTATAACCCATAACTGATGTTTCATCTTCTAATTGTCTTCGAATTGTAAATTTAGTAACATGATAATCAGTAAGTCCTGCAAGAACTTCTAATGGATTTCTGTCTGTTTTAAGAAATGTAGGATATCTTACAGCATATGTTCCTGCACTATAACATTGAAATGTAATTGGGTCATTACAAGCATTTATAGTACAAATCTCAAAATTATTATCAGATCCCGTATTTGATTGTAAAGTACTAACACCCCCAACAACAACAATATGGTTTTTCATATTACATACTTGTATTTCTACTGTAATTGCTTGTGATACTCCTAAACCACCTCCTGGGGTGTTTAAGGTATTTGCCGCAAATGTGTATGTTTGACCAACTGCATAATTGGGATTTGAAGCAGCAAATGTCGAAACACCTCCATAATTAATATAAGCTTCAGTAATAGTACTACCATCTGAAATAAATCTTACTGTAGCCCCTCCAGTTCCTATGGGTTTTTCAAATCCAATTGCATTAGTAGCTGATATATTTTGGGATGCAATTGAATTTCCACTTGTATTATACAAAGTACCAACTTCTCCAAATGTTGAACTAGCATTACTACCTCCATCATTCCCAGTCATTAACTGTGCTAATTCCATAGAAGCTGAGTAGTAATAATCTTGAACATCCATTACTGTAAAATCTTCAATAAATCCTCTTTCTTCAACTCTAACTAAACTTTCTCCATCACTATCTTCACCTGTTTGAATTGTACCTTCAGCTCTAATAACATCTCCTCTTTGTATTAAATAAGGTGTACCAGTATCTTCATACCCGGGCATTAAAGAACCTGATGGAGTAAAGTTATAATAACTTTGTGCATCCCTTTTATTTGCTTTTGCTACCCAAGCAGGGAATTTACTTCCATTATTATTAGCAAATCTAACTAAGTAGGGGTTAGAATAACATTGGGCTTCAGGTGCTGACCACCCTCCAGATACTGCGCAATTAAATGTGTGGAAATTTGCTAATTGAGGTCCATATATTTCTAAATAAGTTTCATTTAATCCCCCCCTACTAATATATCCACCTTGAGTTCTAGCATAGTCAAGCCTACTAGATCGGCTACCACTTAATAAAAATCCTGCACTTGTTACTGAAGGGTTTCCGGGTTGAGCATAATCTTTTATTGTATTTAATTGAGCTTTTAATTGAATATATGGATTTCCTGGTGATGCAGCTGGTGGCACATTACCTGATCCTGTAGCTTGAGATTGGTAATTATATGACCATGATACTGCAAGATCTAATCTACTTGCTGCATTTCCATTTATAATTTTAAATTTAGTAGAACCACCACCTATATCTATACTACTTCCTAATCCTACTTTTGGTGTTAAATTGTTATAGTTTATAATAGATTGTGAATTATTTATAATATTTTTATATAAAAATTGTTGTTGGTCATAACTAATCCCCATTTTTCTACCAGGTTCAAATACAGATGACATTAATTTTTTATTAAAGTTAGTACCATCTATCCCTATACTATCAGGTATATAATTTTTTGATGCTATACTTTCTGTTGGAATAAAAATAACAGAATCAATATTATATTCATATGAATCCCAATAATTATATTGTTCAAATGAATCTTGGAAATGAGCTATGTAAGCAGGATTTTTATTAATTACTGCTGTTTTTCCATAAGAATTATCTCCTTCCCAAGAATCTAAACCTGTTACTGCGGATTTTGAAACTCCATTTATAAACTTTTGAGCTACTGTAGATTGATAAGGTAATCTTTGTCTTTTATTAAATGGTTGAACTGGTAAAGAATCTACTATACCTATAGTACCTGATGGAGTGAAATTATTGTAATCTAAACTTGTTATTCTAGATCCATTATATCTAGGATTTATACTTGCTAGTTGTGTATAATTACTATCTGGTACATCAGCAAACATTGACTCACTAGTATTATTTAATGAGTAAGTAACAACATTTTGAAAGTTTTCAGGTTGATATTGTTCATCATTATATGATAATAATAACCTAGTACTACTACTTCTATTTAAATTAACATTATTGTTTAATGGGCTGTAATCAGAATTATCAAATATAATACTTTGTGTATTTTGAATTTGCCATTGATCTTGCTGTAATGGGTTTAAGTAAATATCTGCATAAACATCATCCCACCAAGAATCACCTGCATAATTAGGTGAAATATTAAAATCAGTAATAATTCCTCCAAATCCAGGGGATACTGATACTCTTGCTGCTAATGTTTCTGGGCCATTTGGTATAAATGCTGTTTGGAATGAAGCAGAATAAATTCCATATGTTGTATTTGGAGCTCCTAATGTAAATAAATTATATATTCCTGTTGAATCTTTTGTTGAAAGACCTATTACACCACCTCCACTATAATTTGAAACTTCAAATGATATATTATATTTTCTACCATTTAATAAATTTGAAGGTTGACCAGCTAGAAATATATAATAACTATTAGCTGTATTTGTAACTGCAAAACCATTAGCAGTTATACTACTAAATTGATTCAAAGAAGAATCTGTTACTTGCATATCAACATCACTAGTAACCCCAGTCATTGTGTTTGCTGGAATTTGGAGTGTTGTTCCTACAGTTATATAAGGAGGTGGTGTATTTGTAATCGTAAGTTCGCATACATATGAATTCCCAATTAGGCTACAGATTTTAACTGTAGCTAATATAGTTCCTGTAACTGTTCCAGATGTAATTGTAATAGGAACATTAGTAAAAGTTGTTGGAAACGTAAATCCTGCTGCTGTTGTTACACCAGTACTTAATGCACCTGGAAATAAAGATGTTACCAAACTTACACCTTGTTTTAATCTTGGATTTATTTGAGTAGTTCCACTTGTAAAATCAACTACTGGTAAGTTAACTGCTCTATCATTTGCTATACTGTCTTTATTTACTCTTAAGTAAGGATTATATTGAGTATTATAAAATTGACCCACATTAAGTGTACTACCACTAAATTCTCCATCATAAAATTCTTCTTGATTATCTATAACTTCACCTAATAATCCTACTTGTGTTTGATTATATTCAATATAAGCTTGATCTGATGGATCAGCTGATGATGAAATGTCTCCTAATGGAAGAAGTGTTATTGGATTATTTGGTGTTTCATAATCATGTGTTTTAACAACATAATTTTGTAAAAATAATGATGATAGATTAGATGGGTTATAAGCATAAAATGCTATAGTTTCATCTGGTGTAATATCTAAAGGAGATGTTATTACTGTAGATCCATTAAAAGCATTAGAAAATTCATGATTAAATATTTCACCTCTTAATGATGAAGAAATCATAACATTAACCGGTGTTATCACATTAGTATCTAACCATATTGAAAATCCTGTTTTAATAGGTTTTAAAGTTTTAAAATATGGAGTTACTACAGGATTTGCTGAGTTGTATTCTGTAGGGAATGAATTATTTATTTCACCATAAATGTTACCATTAGGTGAAGTTGCTGTACCCATATCATTTATAGATGGAGTAGTATGCAATGATCTAGCTTCTAAAGGTTGAACAGTTGCATTTCCACCATTTCTAGTAAACCCATAGTAACCTAATTGGGAACCTGTTATATTATATTTATTTAAACTACCCCCTGTACTACCTGTTATTTCATGTAATTCAATACTACCTGTTAGTTCTAAATTTTGTGTTGTTAGAGGTATATTTGTTATCCCATAAGATTGCGTAGTATATGAATCAACTTGTGGTTCTCGATACCTATTGCGCTCTAACATATTTTGATGTATTACAATACCTGTAGACACACTAGTACGAGCTGGTACATAGTTTTTGATCGCTTTAAATAGTGAATCATCAAAATATTTAATTAATCTTAAATAATCGTACACATTACTACCTTCATATTTTTGAAAATATTCTTTTGCTATATCTCTTAACTCAGGGTAGTAACTATCTGATGATGATCTAAATCTTGGATCTGCTAATACTTCTTGTATTGCACCATATCCTAAAGACTGTATTATATCATCATTTATTTCATCTTGGGGTGAAAAAGCAACTTCTAATTGATTCAAATTTTCAGTATAACTTTGACTAATAAATGGATCTTTTTCAATACTAACTTGCCCTGATAATACTGTTCCAAAATTTAAATCTTTAGTATTTTGTATTTTATTTGTAATTCTATTTCTAAATCCTACTGCTGGTTGATCTAAAAAGTAAGTTTCTGTATTTGTATTACTATATGTTCTTGTTACTGTATTTGCTTCATAAACTATTTTATAATCTGATGAAGTTATATTTGTAGCAGGATCTACAAATGATCCTGTTATTAATAAATCAGACGATGCTGTAACTGCAGGATGTAGTGAAGGAATTACTTCATTATGCTTTATAAGAAGAGAAGAAGTAAATAAACTTTCTAATTCATTTCCTAAAGGTGCTCTAAAATTTACTATATCAAATGAACTTTCATTTCCTACTGATGCATTACCTTCAATTGACTCAGGATTCATTACAAAATCATTAAATACAGATTCACTTATATCATGTGAATAGTATCTAAATTCTTGAAATGATCCAGAAAATGCTTGACCAGCTAAATTTGTTGTTAATCCTCCTACTTCTGTTCCATTTATTCTACCCCCAATATAAACCCCATCATTAGCATTTGTACCAAATTTATTCCAAGCATAATTTAAAGATCCAGATATTTGGGCACCATATAAAGCTGTTCCATATAATCCTGTTCCATATAATCCACCCCCACTAACATCAAAAGAATCTAAACTAGCTGATCCTTCAAATCCTAAACTATTTCCATCCCACCCATTATATATTTTATTTTTAACATATAAAGTATATGTTACTCTATTTGAATTGTTAGTATAAGCTACGTGTTCATTTCTTTGTAAGATAACAGACCACCAATCTTTATTGTAAAATGGTAAGTAAATTGGATCTGAAATAGCATTACCTCCATCCGCAGCTGCTCCTGATATATAAAATTGCATTTCTGCCCAATCTCTATAATCACTATTTGATGAACCTGAATATGAGCCTGATGTAGATCCTGTATAATTAAGTGTTATCCCCCAATCAAATTCTTTATCATCTAACCCATTTGATTTTTTTGCTGCTATGGTTTGTTTATCAAAACTTCCAGCAAATGAAGATGATGGGTAACCTGTTGTTTTAAACCTAAGAGCTACACCATCAGGAACTACATAAGCTCCTGCATCTGCTATTCTATTTCTTTCTAAAGGCATCCATGGAACTATAGCTGATGCACTTGCTCTATATGAATTAGCTACTGGGGAGTAAGCATAACTATATCTTTCATACCATAAATCATAATCATCTGTTTGGTCTTTATTTTTACCTCCAAATTCATTTATTCTTAAAATAGTATTTGGAATACCCCAAATATTAATTAATTGTCTTAACCCAGCTACTGTACCTTTTTTCTTTACAAGATAAGACATATTATGGTAAAGACGTTTAAATATTTCTTTACTTACATCATCTATTGGATATGGAAACCCTTTTGTTATTAATTGTTCAACATAATCTGCCCATGAATAATTAGGATCCCAATAATTAACTATTTCACCATTATTAATAGCTATATAATGGTTTATTAATTCACTTCCTGTTGGTGGAACATAAACCCCATCATCATTACCTGCTAACCCTATAAAGTTATCTTGATTATTATAATTATTACCAAATCCTGTATACCCTAAAGATGTAACTACATCATCTGCTAATGATAAAGGAACACCTTCATCTAAAACATTAGTAGTATTTAATTTATTTGTTATAGTTTTTGTATACAGCCAAAGTTCATCAAATGATTGACCAACCATATTTACAAAATCTACATAATTATCATTATTATTTTGCTCTGTTATAAATGTAGGAATAGTATAATATAAATAATTTTGATTATTATTATCATATAATGAAGCTGATAATAAAACCCCTCCATAATATTGACTATTTTCTACATCACTACCTAGCCATTCTAATACTTCAGTACTTCCTGTGTTTAATAAGGGAAATGGAAAATCATTACTTATTGCTAAATCTTTTGGATAAGAATCAGAGGCTGTATTATAGTACAAATAATAATCCCAACCATCAAAAGATCTTATTTCTTCTTCAATTTTAGTGTATAAACCTGCTATACTTTGTGAAATTTGAGGTGTTGGGTTCGATCCTGTTATAGGATTAATAGCAGCAATATCATTTTCATATGACTGTATTCTAGATACTTTTGTATAAAAGTTTTTAGTTCTTTCTTTTGCTGATGAAAAATTAACGAATTGGTCAAATGATGAAGTTGAGTAATTAGGAGTTAATTTTATACCTTTTTGATCTAAAATACTTAAAAATTGATCTTTAGATCCGCTAGATTCAGTATTTAATAATTCATTTTTATTTTTATAAGTTGTTGAGTTATTTACAAAATCTTTAATGTCTAAATTTATATTAGGACCTTTTAAAGCAATTGTATCACTTATTACACTTAAATCTTCAACAAAATCTACTTCATATACTTGAGTTTCTGCTGTTTTTGTAACAACATATAACTCATTTAATACTTGATATCTAGATGGAAGTGGATCAAATAACTTAATTAGAATTGAAGGTTCACCTGGTGTTTTATCAGCTTCAGTATTTGCTGTGTTTGTATTTAAACCAGCATCATATTGACTATTAACACCAATATGGTATTCATTTTCACCAAATGTTATATAAAATTCATCGAAATATTTAGGAGTATTAAGAGTATTTTCAAATGAAATATATGAAGACTTCATTTGAGTTGGGGTAATATAATTAGATTTTATTCTAATTTCTGTTCTATCTCCTGATATTTCTGATATGAAATATTTATTATCTATAGATGAACTTAGTTGATTATTTATAAAATTATAAACCCCATATAACACTCCATTACTATAACCAGCATTATATATATCTTCTTCAGGGTTTATATTTACTACGTCTGTAGTAGAATTACCTACAACTGGGTTAGCTAATTGCTCCGTATTTGCCCCTACAGGATTAGCATCAGGTGTAGTATTTTGAGTTATTTGATAATCTAAAAAGTTATAATCTGAATATTGGATACTTTTTTGAGAATCATAAACATAAAATTCAATTTGATTTATCCCAGGAGTAAAAGACCCTGAATAGTCTTCATTAGGTATTAAAGAACTATTTTCTAACTCAAACCCATCATTAAATAATAATGAAGGATTAATTTGTTGCATAGAAGAAGATACTGGTATTTCTGTCATCTTTTGTTATTTTACTTTATGATTATGTTCCTGATTCAACTTCTCTTGCATCTTCAATTGCTCTATCAATTTCTTGTTTTGCACCTAATATACTTGCCATATCCACCTGGAGTTGTAAGTTTGTTTCTCTTAATTCTGCTATTTCATCTAATAAAGCCTGGATTTCTTCCTGATTTGCTTTATAATCTATATAATCACTACTTTCTTTAATTAAATATTCATGTGAATTTATTTCTCCATATTTAGGAATAATAAAAAACAAATTGTTGTATATGTTAAAAAAATCTTCTACGGAAGCCAAGTTAGGATCAAAAAAACTTAAATCTTGCTCAGCTACACCTAATTCTTTAAATTCTGTATCAAATGTAGATCTAAATGACTCTCTATTATATCCCGTTCTAATTAAAGTTACTTCTGTATTTTCATCTGTAGATTTATTTAATTGAGTATCATCTAAAGGTGCATTAGGGAGTGCATTAGAATTAGGTGCGTTATTATTTGTTGAATTATCGTATTGCATTACCCATTTATTACTTTAAACATTATATCTTCATCGAATATTTTTGTAGAACCATCTATTGTTGTTTTAATAAGAATAGTATAATATCTTTCAGGTTCTAAACCATTCATATATACATCAAAATAATTTGATGTTGAATCTGCACTTATTTTAGTATATTTTTCATCAAAATTAATAATAACCTCATTAGTATCTGTGTCTTTTATAGAATAATATGATGTTTGGGGTGGTAAATAAAAATTTGTTGTATATAATGATGCCGTTTGGAATACTACATCTGGGTATTTTGGTATTCCTGCTAACCTAAATCTAGCAATACTTCCAGAGTAATAAGTTCCGGCATTATTATAAACAGATACAAATGCTTCTGCTTGTTTTAATATTGTGTTATCTGATGAACCTGTATTAAAATTATAATCATCCCACTTTATCTCTAACATAGGGGGATATATAGTATTTGTATCTATTGAAAAATATCTAAATGTTGCTTGTGTATTAACATTATTTAAAAATTCTTGACTACCTGTTTGTTTTACAATAAATCCATCATTCTTTTGTCCTGTTGTAGAATCTTGCTCATATAGGTATTGTTGATTAATTGATCTTTGAATATCAATATCAATATCAATACTATTACCATATGAAAACAATTGTTTAAATTTATAATCTACACCTGATGGATCAGCATAATACCAATTTCCTCCACCTTCCATACTTGATGAAAATGATGCAGTTGCATAAGGAGTACCTACTGGAAATGGTTGTGTTTGCCATTCTGTTGATCCTGAGTAGTCAGAAAAAATCCAACTACAACCATTTACTGTTTTTGGTTCATCATAAAATCTTCCTGTTCCCATATCCCAACTAGATGATATAGGAAATACTTCTATTGTACTGTTTTGACTTAATCCACTAACAACTGCTGCTGACATTTTTAATGATGCCCCATAATCTAAATCTGGGTATTTTAGTCCTACTGTAGTATCTGTTTGAAGTGAATTTACTCCTAATTTTCCAGAAGATATTTTTAATAATTCTCCCTTTTGGTAAAATGATCCTGTGTTAGTAATTGTGGCACTTGTAATTTCTCCCGAACCATCAACTATCACGGTAGCTAAAGCATTTTTAGCTTTACTGCTTATTCCATTTATTACAACATTATTATATGTTCCAGGTGTTCCTGAAAGTGGTACTCCACCATTTGTACTAAAAATTGGCAATATTGTACCATTAATAAATGATGTTCCACTCCCTACAAGATTATCTATAGTATCAACTACTTCTGTGGTTGAAAATTGGATTAATGATCTATTTGTTTGACCATGACCTTCTTTAACTTGAGTAGACATATCTAAAATCTCATCAAGCCCAGTATTTTGTGATGGAAACTGAGAGTAAAGGGAAGCGTCTTTTGTTGGGAAAATTTTATATATTGCCATAATTCTTTTTTATATTGGTACTACTCTACCTCTAATATCTTCTGTTGGATTCTTAACTTCAAAAACCATTGGATCTATTGATGGGTATAATACACTGTCTATAGTAGATCCATTAACGTCATATGAAAATTTACTATAACCTAAACTTTCTCCTGCTAGGTTTACAATTTCTATATTATTTACTGTTTGCACTCCTTCTACCTTATCTAAAAGAATTGAAATATCTTTCATCATAATAGGCTCATTAATTTGCCATTTATCTATTTCGAAAAATGTGGTTAATGAATTTATACATTTAGTTATAGTTTCTGCATTATTATAATTAGGTCTAACTATTATTTCAAAATTTACCCCTATATTAATAATATAAGCATCTTTTATGTTAATAGAATCATTTATCATTCTATACTCTGATAGATATGTTTGTAAATTTCTTTTTAAGATGTCAGATGCTGTTCTTAATTTTTTATTTATATCATAAGTTAAAATATATAAATCTAAAACAGATGGTAAAGTACCAGCTTCATACTCACCTACTTTACAAGGTTGAACATGAGCTTTAGCAACTACTCCTAAATTAGAAGGCATTGATAAAGATCGAACTAAATAATCTTGTGGAGTAACAGTTCTTAATTGGTTTTGGAAATTACCTAGTGAATTTTGTCTTATTTCTTCTATAGTATCTCCATCCATCCCACCATCTGCTGCCTTAACATTATTAGAAGCTATAGATTTGAAGATTTGATTTGCTAATGTTGTATCTGATAAATCTGGGTTGATAAATTTTATATTTGTATCATCTACTGCCGTTAATACTCCCGCTTCTACATTTGCTGATGCCCCTCCCCCAACTAAATACCTTACAGTTAAAGTTGTATTATAAGGAGCAATACCATAAGTGTTAGTATAAACAAAATTTAAAGGAGAAAATGCTGTTGTTAATTTAGTTTTTTCAAAAGGTAATCCTAAACCAACATTATCTGGATTTGGAACTATTTCTTCATCTATATTTCTAGTGCTACCAGCCCCAAATTGAAGTTGTAATGTATTTTCATTTAAAAATCTTGTAACAAATCTTCTTTGTACTGATTTTAATTCTAATAAATAAGGTACTTCTGTATCTATTGAGTAGTTAGGATCGTTTGTGTTTGTGTTTCTAATTGAATTAAATACGTTTTCTTGCGCTAAATTAGGAACTTCATACCAGACATTGCCATTACTATCAATTACATCTAATACACCTATAATATTCCCAGCCTTAAGATCTCTAGTATCGAATTTTTTAGAAGCGTTAAATACAAAATTTTGTGACTTAACAGTAGCAGATATTGCTTTTCTTTTCTTTTTTAATAAAAAATAGGTAGGATTGACTCCTGATATTTGATATATTGATTCTTCAGTTAAATCTAATGAACTTGATGATTGGAAATCTACTGCATCTTCTATTATAAAATTCATTGAAGAATCTACATTTGAAGAGATTTGTGTATTTTCTGGAATTACTACAGCATAATCATAATCAGGTACATAAACACTTGCACTTAATTTTGAAGGTACTTGTTGGTAAAAGTCTAATTCTACAGATGCTACAGTTGTTACTTTAGGGACATACCCCATAGAGTAAGCTAAAGAATATAAATTTGTAGTTTGTCTTGCTTTTTGTATAAAAGTTTCTTGGATTTGGTTATCTAAATAAAAAGATAACACATCCCCCACATATGCAGACATTTCCATAAATAACATTCCAGTTGATGTTTCTGAAAAATCATTATAAGTATTTGGGAAATATGTTTTAGAATATTGTATTAAATTTTCCCTTAGAGTACTAAAATCTCTATTTATATATCGTATGTCTCTATTTAATTTACTCATTATTGTAGTAATATATTAATTTCATCATCTACCCCAAAATTTACAATTTGGTATACTAATGTAAAATTAACTGTGTTTTCATCTGGTAGATTGTTAAATTTTATTTCTTTAATCATTACATTAGGGAAATAAAGTGCTATATCATCTTGGATTGTATTTTTTAAATCATCATTTGATATATCTTGCATATTTTCAAATAATAAATTTCTTAAATCAGCTCCAAAACTTGGCTTAAATACTCTTTCTCCTTTATTGGTTAACAAATAATTAACCATATTAGCTTTAATTTGATCTCTAGTATAATATGTAGGCACAAAAACAGCATCCCCATTTAAAGGGAAACCAAAACCAATAGCTCTACTAGGTTGTAGATCTATAGGCCATTTATTTTGTATTATTCTTGCCATTATTTATTATTCATTAATCCCATTATTTGAGACATATCTACTTCTCCTGCTGGTAATGTTCCATTAGCTACATCCATTCCTGCTTGAGGTTGGAATGATTGGACATTACTACTATTTAAAGCCATATTTGTATCCCCTAATATATTCTTGTATGCTGTTCTTTTATCCTCAGCTGACATTACAGGTTGCGGTGGAGTTGGTGGGGTATAATTTTCAACTACAGGTGCAACTGGTACTTGTGATATAACTTTTGGAGTTTTAACAGCTTCCAGTAAAATTTCCTTCAATTCTTCTTGAATCGCTTCCTTTACTGCTTCTTTAATAATTGTTTTTAATGCTGATGTCTTCATTTTATTTATAAATATTAGTTATTTTAATTTTTTACAGTTGGGTGTTTGAAGATGTGTCATTACCTAATATAACTGTATTATTTCCTGCACTTCCTCCACTACCTACTCCTCCAACAGTACCTCCAATACTAACGGCTGATACCGCAAAATTAGCTTGATTACCTGTATCTTGGAAATTATTAATTATAGCTAATGTATAATTCCATATGCCTGTTTCTGCTAATATAGTAATTGGTGCTGTTATAGATTGATTTCTTTGAGCAAATGATTCTCTACTTAATTGAGAATTCATAGGTTTATTTCCTTTTTGAAAAGTAATTAAACTATTAGTAAAACTATCCTGATCAGTTCCACCTAAAGTATTCATAGTTATTACTACTGGTTCGTTTATTGATATAGTTCCTTGAACTTGATTTCCAGTATTTCTGTCTAAGGGTTGAACTACAACTGGTCCATTTACTACCCAACCTGGGGGAAGTGGATCTGAACCTACTCCTACAGCAGTTTGACTACCATCGCTGTTACCAGCTCCCGCAATTTCAATATTTGCTGGGTTATCTATTTCTTGAATTACTGCTCTACCCATAACCCCTAACATATAAAGATCAATAGCATATTTCATTTCTTCAAATAAAACTTGAGTTGATGAACTATATGAATATCTTCCTTGTGGTTCATTTTTAGGAGCATTATATATTGTTACTACTGCTAATATTTGTGTTGATGTATTAGAACCACCATCAATTCCACCTCTTCTTTTGTATATAAAATTTGGATCTTTTGCAAAATCTCTAGTTGCAGAAATTCTTCTTGATGGAAATGAAAATTCATTATCTGGGTTTGATTCTAATGTTAATCTAAATCCATTATAATACACACCTGGTGAGGCATTAGCTTGTAAAGCTGCAGCAAGCGCAGCGTCAGAAGATACATTAACATCTATTGAGGAATTATCTCCGGAGGCTGCTACAGAATCAATAATAGTTTGAGAAATTGATGTTGCAACTACATCTATTGTAGCTTGTTCTAAAACAGGACATAGTTCTCCAACTGTAGCTGCAGTTTGAACAATTTGAGTTGTTGTTATAACAGGTTGAATTACATTATCTAAAGCATTTAATTTATCTATAATAGAACTTATCATATTAAGAACAGCTCTAGTTAATATTGGGACTGATTTAGTAACTCCCTTCCCCATCGTTAATAATTTATCTAATTGATCTAATGAATCTGATAATATAGTTAATACATTTATAGGCACACCAATACCTCCTATTTGGGGTGGAATAATTGCAGTAGGGACTGGAATTGCTTTTATTACTTGAATTGCTCCCTTAACTGTAGAAATTAAACTATCTAAAGTTGAAGCTGTTGTTGCTAATACTGTTAATGGGGTTTTTATAGTTTGAAGCGCTACTTGTATTTTGTTTTTATTCTCAATAATATTATTAAGATTTGTTAAAGTATTTTCTACTTCTTTTATAGCATTTGCTTTTTGTATTTCAGTTAAGGGAGGAATACTACAAATAGATTCAGGTGTTAAAAGCTGTCCTTCATTATCTATATTTCCCTCTAATAGTTGTTCTAAATTAAAAGGAAGTACAGAAGGATCTATTCCTGCTTTTTCAATAACTTTAACACCTTGTGCTTTTAATTTCTCTTCCATTAAAGAAAGAGCAGTTTCTAGCTTACCAGTATCTTTAGCTACTTTAACTACTTGCTTTATTATTACTCTTTCTAATCCCATTATTTACTTTTACTAATTTTAGATTTATATTGGGCTATTTGACCTATCATTTTTTGAGCTGATTGTTGTACTTGTACTGCTGGTACAGGTATTGAAGCATTTATAGCATATGGAGGTCCTGATCCTATAGGAGTTTGTAAAGCTGCTGTTAATGAAATCATTTTTGTTAATAGATCTTGAAAGTCAGCTAAAAATTTATCACCTAAAATAATAGGTTCAGTAGCATATTTATCTCCTAATAATACTTTATTTGATTTTACTATAGTTTCAGGTGAGTCTATATTAACACTTTCTAAAGAATTTAAATTAATTGTACTAAATGAACTTAATAAAATTGAATCATTTTTAGAATTAAATAATAATCTTCCAGAAGTAAGGATAACTTGCTCCCCTGTAAATTTATCTGTGGAAGTTGGGGGGTTAAAATATGAATTATAACTTTTACTTGCTACTTCAATAGGAATAGCTTGTGTTGAAGTTAAATATATACTAGATTTATCTGTATTGATATCTTCTACTTGTGGTACCCATGGATCTGTATCTTCTTCATGTTGACCATTTTTTAATATTATTATAGGATCTCCATCTGCCCCATCACGAGACCAAGGATTTGGTATTTTTGGATTTAATATTGTTGAACCTAATCTAATAGTATTTCCCCACCTACCTTGAAATATATTATCTCCTTCATAGGGAAGAAGATTTCTAATACTTAATTTTTCTTGAAAAGTATCACCTAAATCAATTTCAGTTCCACCATCCGTTACTCTTCTTACTGCTCCAGCTTCTGTTTGTTCATAATCCTGCTGTTGGGACATAGGTAATGTTATTCCCGTAATAGGATCTGGTATAGCATTATGGTGTACACTATTCCATATATTAATAGGTTGAAAATAATAATATCCTACTTCATTTACATTTTCTTGAACATTACTGTTGGGTAATGACATTAAATATACAATTTCATTTTCTAATGGAACTATAGATTGATTTGGAAATAAAGGTCTTGCAAAATTATCTGATGAAAATTGAGGGGATGCATTTGGTTTATTTAATTTATCAAAAAATATACACCCTATAGAACTCCATTCTCCAAAATCTTTAAAGGCTTGTGCATTTGTTTGATCATCCAACATAACAGCCATAACTCTTCCAGAAAACACCCCGGCAGCACCTGCTCCAGATGATGATTTAGATCCTTGGTTTGCTAAAGATGTTGTTGGTCTAATAGCCATTATTTATCTTTTTTAACTTGTAATTTTTCCATTTCAGCCATTAATTGATCTTTTTCTTCATCTGTTATCCCAAGACCTCCATCTTCACTTTCGGTATTAACTGCTCTTTGTATAATAGTAGCCATTTTGATTAAAGCATCATCATTTTTAACACCGATTTCCATATACTCTTTAATTAAAGGTACAATAAGAGTAGCATCTCCTATTTCTTGTACTAATGGTTTTAATTCAGATATTAATGCTGTTACTTGTTCTGATTTTTTTCGTTGGTTATTATAGATTTCTTCTAAAATGTCAGAAAACTTTTTATCACCAAATATTATTGAGTCTAATTGTCCCATATTTTTTGGTTATAAATATAAAAAAATTATACTTTTGAGGGAGGGTAGTAACCATGTTCTAGATATACTAAATATTTTTCCTTAAATATTTTATATAAAACATTAGCTATTTTAGTAATTTTAGGGGTTTTAACATCAACCATTTCTCTTATGTAGATATATAATGCTTTTTTATTAAATATATCTATATTTTCTCTTTTTCTAAATAATTCTAAAATTGCATCTGCTATCTGAGCATCATTTCCCTTAGGGAAGATAGTATATATTCTATCAGTACAATCTTTAACAAAGTAATCTATAAATATAGATAATTTATCTTCATATTTATAACCTTTCATAGCTAACTCATCATGCTCAGATTCTTTTTCTGTAAAAGCTGAAACTCCTTCTTCCATTTTAGGAGAAGTTATAAATCCTGGTGATAGTTGATCTAAATTTGAATAGTTATTAATGTCATTTATTTGTATATTTTGGATTTTTTTACCATAATTTTTAGTATTATATACAATTAACCAACGTTTTACTATGGTTCCAAAATATGAATAAGCTTTGGCCCCATTATCGGGGTTGAATAAATGAATCTTACTCAATAAAAATACCATAAGTTCATGTTGAAGATCTTCTAAATTATCTACTTCAGTATAGTAAAATTTAAAAGTATGAATTATATTTTGAGTTAGTTTGTAAAAAGGCCAATGAATGTGGTCTTGGTATAAATCACTTCTTTCTTCTTTATCAGTAGATTTATTATATTTTACTATTGCTGCCTCTGTTTCCTTTGTAAAATATACTCTTCCTTTTTTTTGCTTCTTATTTTTTTCTATTATATGATCCATTTAATCTTAAATTTTCTTGATATTAAAATCATTAAGAATTTCTTGGATTTGTTTTATATTTTTAAAGAAGAAACCTACTTCGTCATCACCCTCAAATGAACCCTTAATGTCTATTTTTTTAATTTTTTCATTTGAAACCTCTATTATTCTTGATATATTATCTAAATATTTTAAATATCCTAATAAAATATCTTCTTGTTTTTCATTCTTTCGTAGTAGATTAATAGTCGTAAACCCTAAAGCTACGACTATTATTGAAAGTATTATTATTGTTGTTATCATAAATTATCTAACATGTTTTTAAGTCCTGGACTTGATATTGTACCTAATGCCTTTGACTTGGTGGTTTTGTTATTATTCGACAATGTATAATTTTTCTTGCTAGTATCCACGCTATTTTTAAATTTAGGTAACCATTCCTTTTCAAATTCAACTCTTGCGGCTAACATATCGGCCTGGTGTAATATGAAAGGTAATGAAGTTCTTGGTTTAGTTTCGGGCATGTATGATTTTAGATATTTATCATTTGCGGGATCATACAAACCATCATGTGTTTGAATTGCTACCATTTCATTAAATGTATATTTAACTCCATTATCTTGAAGTAGGAATAATCCTCTGTCTGGTACAGATGAAAATGCAATTTCTTTATTATGCATATAATCTTCACCTAATTTATCTTTTCTCCATTTATCTGTTTGAGGTAAATAAGATTCATGTTTATCATCCCCCATTTTACCTAAATCATGATTAATTGCTGAAAATACCAACTCTTCCTGGGTAAATGTTGTCATATCACATCCAAATCCTTCCCACACAGCAGACATTGATAATGCTGCTTTAACAACTCTATTAACATGGTCTATATAACCTCCTGGAAAAGCGTTGTGATATTCTTTCTTATGTGAAGCTGGCATCATCATAAGACGATCCTCATACTTTTCATAAAATGATTTTAGTTGTTCTTTACGTGGTGATGAAATATAAGTATCAATATTACTTATAAACTCAACCCAATTCATCTGAATTTGTTCTGCTGATAGTATCATAACTTTTATTTATTTATTTTATCCGTTTCTTAATGCTGCATGTTCTCTTTCTAATTGAGTTTCTAAATCTCTAAGAACATTTTCAGTATCTTCTATTTTTTTTACAAAATCTTCTACTGGTTGTTGTGATTTAACCATTAATTTAAGATTTGTTAGATGACCTTGTATTTTATTTGTTAGGTGAACAATTGTTTCTGCGTTGCGTAATGCCATAGTTGTTTAATTAATATTATTTTTAGGTACCTTAGGTACCATGTACCCCTATACCCCATTTCTCTTATCTACTTATCTCTTTTTCCCTTTAACCTCTGTACCTCCAATGTACGCTGAGGATTTCTCGTCTCCAACCTTAGGTTCAAAAGTCTTTAATTTTTGGGAAATTTTATATAAAAAAGCACATTTTTCATATTCTTCACTTTGAGTAAAGTAATTAATTCCTAATTGTAGAGCCGTGTCTAAATATTCGTCTGAATAGTATTTTAATGCGTTTATATGCGCGACATCATCCAAATCAACGTTTTGTATATAACTCCAGGATCTGCCGTAAGTAACAAACTCTCCTGCTTCTTTAATATCATTAATATCTAATTCATCATTACTTTTAGCAAAGAAATTCAATACTTTTTTATTAAAGTTAATATGATTCAAAACCAGTTTTTTATACATTCCAACATAATACATTGGGGATTTTTTTAGATCTTCATATGTAGTTTTCCCCTCCCCAGAAAGATCTTTATCATCATGAGAAAATAAACCAAATATGTTATCTATACTTACCATATAATTATTTTATGTTTTTTCTTTAATTCTCTTAAGAGCATACTCCCACTTTTCAGCTACTGTTTTATATTTATGCTTTTCTTGAGAATCCATTTTTTTACATTGTTTCTCAAATTCATTTCTAATCCCTTTTTTGTCTACCTCTAAATAGACTTCCATTAGTGTATCTTCGTATGCCGACATATTTTTTAATTTATAGAAATTATCATTAATATATGTTATAAATACTAGTATTCCAAGTTATTTTTACCTTACAATGGTAAGATGTCCTGACTTTTGATAAATTTCTGGGGAGTTATGTTTTCTAGCATAAAAAGTATAAACATATATACCATCAGCTACATAAGAGGGTCCACCCTGCATACTACCATCCCAATATGGGTAACTATTGTAGTCATCTCCAAATCCTTCAAAAACCAAACCTCCCCATCTATTGTAAATTTTAAATTCTATATCAACCCAACAATCTAAATCAAGAATAACTTGCCAAATATCATTTATACCATCATTATTTGGAGTAAATACATTAGGGATAAAAATACTCCAGGGCCAACATTCGTCTATTATTAATTCATTACAAGGTAAACTAGTATTACAATCTACTTCAATAGTTTCAGTAATAGTATCTGTTAAAAAAACATATTCTATAACTTCAATCTCTAAAGTATCTGCGATATATTCAACGATAGTGTCTATTTCATATATATTGACATACTCTATGAGTGTGTCGGTTATATACACGTATTCTTGCGTTATAATGGTATCAATTTGTGTTACTATAATAGTATCTGGTGGTAATTCTATATATAAAGTATCAGTAATATATTCTGTAATTGTATCTGGTATACAAGGGTTAGGACAGACCATTATCCTATTATCATCTATATTAATATCGGGATATGTCTGTGTTTGGTTAAAACTATTACCAACAGTCCAACCATTATCTGGAAAGTCATCAACACCTGCTGTTTGGGATAAATTAATCTGCCATATTACAACTTCCCAACAATATCCTTCAAGAGGAGTAGCTAAAATACACTCCCACGCAAATGGTGGATTTATATTAATAGTTGCAGTTGTACCTGTTTCCCACCCTCCCCAATTTGTAACGTTTGAATATGACCAACCTGGATGGAACGTTGTTGAAGTGCAATCTGTATTTTCACCCAAGTCTTCTCCAGTGATTTCATTTATATAATGAATACCAAAAACAAGATGAGTTACATTTTCATTATTATTTACAGAACTAGATCCATTACCATCACAAGTATTTCCATCAAATTGTGTAAATTCATTACATCCACAATTTTCAGCATTAGTAAATTCAACAACAAAAGAATGTACATCATCTGTTGTAGCAGGTGGTGTTTGACTTATAAGTTCTAAATTACACGTTTGGGAATATGTGGTGTAAGACATAATGGTTATTAAAACCAAAAATATGTTTTTCATTAAGGGAAAGGATAGGGGGGAAGAATAACGTTTTATCCCTTATACATATGGGTAGGCAAGGAGAGACTTGAACTCTCATGTAACCAATTACTCTTTCTACAAGGTATAAGCTTGAGGAGATACATGCCTATGTGGTGAACCCGGTAGGATTCGAACCTACGACCGATACCTTAGAAGGGTATTGCTCTATCCAGCTGAGCTACGAGTCCATATGGGTGTTTAATGAGAATCGAACTCATAACCTTCGGTACCACAAACCGATGCTCTAACCAATTGAGCTATAAACACCATATAATAAAAAAATAACGTTTTGGGGATTTGTACTCGGGGCGGGGCTCGAACCCGCACTCACCGTTCGGCGAATCAGATTTTAAGTCTGACGTGTCTACCAATTCCACCACCCGAGCATTCGAGGGATTTAATTATGAAACATCCTAGTTGGAGGTTTATTGATATCTTCTATTTTCTTTTGAAGTTCTTCTATAGCTTTGTCTATTTTAGGTATTTCAACATTAACATCTACAGAATGAGGATTAGCAGGATGAAAACTCCAATATTCATCTCTAATTTTAGATAATTGGATAATTTCATTGATTAATTCTACTTTAGGGTCTTTTTTTGTTTTTGACATAACTTTTATTTTTATTTATAATTAAATATACGAACAAATTATTAGCAATCCCAATCTTCTGCTGCAATCTGCAAACAAAGGAGTGGAGATGATGAAGGATTAGATTTCATTTCTTCTAATGCTGTATGAATTACCTCAAATGTCAAACCATGACGTTCTACACTTGCCCATAATTCATTGAATTTAAGCATTTCATCACTACTAATTTTTTCAAGAAAATCTTTTTTAAACTGTGGGAGCATCTTTTTCATTTTTAATTGTTACTGGAATTTCTTTACCATCTTCGGTAGTCATAGTAGCTGTTAATGGTGGGTTCTTTGATTGTTCTTGAATTGCATCAATAACTGATTTAAATCCATTAGGATATTGTTCCCAACATTTATCTCTACCTAGCTGTTTATAAATTTTATAAAGTTGTTTATTAATTTTTAAACGATCTCTATAATCCTCATAATTTTCATCATCTGCACGTTTATCACTTAAATTGATGCCTTCAAACATGCTACGATTTTCAATTTCTTTCTTTTTTCTATCAACATATTCTTTAGTACGAGGATCATCTTTACGTAAAGTTTGTCCTTCATCTCCAAATGTAATTAGAGTTCCATTGTCTTGGTAGTCATTTTTTGCCATATCTTTTTTCTTTTAATATAATAATTATTTTTTAATCCTCCAAATTAAAGGACAATTACTGAAATTTTATTTTCAATGATTTCGGTTTGACCCATATCTGTATTAAATTGAGTTTCAATAAAAATGTTAATAGTATCACCAACCATTTCATTATCTAAAAATATATTTTGTGTAGGTTCGTAGGTATATTTTGAATATGTCCCTAATAGGGTGCTAGCAGCAGGATGATCTACATCAAAAAATCTTGGAATTTGGTATCCTACAACATTAAGAGGGGGAAATAAATCAATCATATCTGTTAGTGTGTAAGTATAACTCCCGACAGCAATTGGAGTATTTAAATCCTGATCATTAAACCAACCCAAATATGAATACATAGGTGTTTGAAATGTTAAACTATCTAACACAACCCAATAATCAGAATCAAATCTAGCTTCAACAAGAGGAACTCTATTAATAACATATTGATCATTGACCGGAGTTAAGTATCCTGAAATTTGGAAATAGTTTAAATCATCCCACTCAATTTCATAATAACCATCTCCATTAGAAGACATCAATTCATTTTTATAAATAACTTCATAACTTGTGCCACAATCTCCACTACAAGGAGTTTCAAATAAATTCTCTTTAGTACATGAAGAAAGGGCTAATACAAATGCTAGTGGATAAAATATATGTTTCATAATCTTATTTTTTAACTAGTAAACTTGGTGAAACTCTCATCATAGCACCATTGCTATCTTTAACTCCAATGTTTTTATTATTAATTTTATAAATAGTAAATTCATCATTAGGATTA